ACGATCCATTATCATATAAATCAACGCTACTTGCGCCAGACTCTCCTGAGTCAATTCTAATCCTCGTATTTCCACCAGTAACTAAGTGGAGTTTCTCTCCCGGTGAAGTCGTCCCGATGCCGACTTGGCCAGTAATTAAATCAAATGTTACCCTGTCTACATCCGTATTCCAGCGATTAGCAAAATACATTTTAGAGCCACTTAATGCTCCGGTAACCCTTATACTGCCGCCCTCTGTGTTGTTGTTGTCGTAGAAATTTATTCTGCCCGTTCCGTTTTGCGAAGTGGCAATGGTTATTGTTTCTGCTGCGTCAGTATAGTCTCCAATTTGAAGTTCTGTTGCTGGCGAAGTCGTCCCGATGCCGACATCGCCTCCGTGCGGGTTAAGAAGAAGAGCCCGATCATTACTAACCCCGGACTCTGTTGACTGAAGCGCGACTGCACCACTAGCGGCAGCTGTCTTATCAACCATCACATTTAACCGCATAGCGGGAGTGTCTGAATCTGTGAGGATTAACTGTGAATTGGTTTGTGATGATATAACGGCGGGATATTCAAATAGTGCGGAACCTTCAACGTGAAGTTTATTAGTCGGCGAAGTCGTCCCGATACCGACATTCGACATCATATAGACATTGTAGTCAAATCTTACTGGATTTATGTTTCTTAATGAAATTGTTGCCATATATACTCCTTACACTTAATATACCGGAAAAAGGTCAAAAGACCTTGTTGTTGATACAAAATTACCCGCTTCATCCACTAGCCACCCTGTCGCTGAAACTGCCGCACTATTAGTGTATTTTAGGTACTGATATTGGTTTTGTTTTACATTTCCACTAACCCAAAAATTTCTATGGGGATTATCAAAATCGATTTCAATTTCAAAATTTAAAGAGGTACTCTTATTCGCTCCAATGCTAGAGGTATAATCTGCAGTAAGTAATCGGGCCCCAGATATTTGGTAACTTAGCACTCTTACGTTGCTCTGAGTGGTGGTTGGTTCAGTGTCATCGGGGCCAGTATCACTAGGCAAATTAACTTTTCCATTACAATCAATTTTTAAATCATAATTAGAGTCTTTACGTATGGACTGTAGGAAGTCACCTGTAACATTACCACTCGTAAGAAGACTCATGCTAATAGTTCCCTTCACGGGTAGCTTAGCGGGCCTATAAGTATATAATTCATAACCAAGGTAAGCTGCGCCGGGGTCCCGACTAATATCAAAAGATATCTCACAACTTTGAACCGTATCAATTAGCCAGTTAATTCCAGAAGGAATCCTTTCAGTTATAGAGAGACTTATGTCCTTAGAGGTAAAAATATTAGAGGGATATTTATTTGCATCCCCCGCACCCCTTACTTCCTTAAAGGCTTTTGGAATAAAAATCTGTTCGCCCCGATCTATAGTTTGTCCGTCTTTTGCATTTAGGGTGGGAAGTTTTAAACCACTAGCAGTATCATAAAAAATAGCATTATCTCCGATGTAACTTGCATCTACAGTGGCTATTTCCCCGACATTAAATTTTACGCCATACTTGTTTAGATAGCAGTTTTGAAAAACTAAAGTATTATAATTAGGGCTATTGGGATCAATGACATCATCAATATTAATATGTCCACCAACACTATTGTCAATTGTCGGATACCCGGCCTCCTCGATATCCTGAATTCCACCCTCTCCTTCTTTAGTGGATATTAGGTAAACATTTCTAGCATCTGTTCCGGTCTGCATTAGCCCCGAAAAAAACGAAGCATGAGAAGTGGTAAGTTGGTTGTAGGTAGTTAGCCCCATACGGGATTCATTATTGATGCCGTCTAAAAGATAACTTAATGTTAACTGAACATTCGCTGGGGAGGTTTCTATTTTTTTAGCAAGCGGTGACACTTTTCCTAAAACGACAGGGGAAGTCTTTGGGGAATCAAAAGTGTAACTGAAGCTTTGAACCTGCTCTAATCGCTGGAGACAACACAGGTTTGTCCCGATCAAATCTCCGTCCCCCGTAAAGCCTGTAATATTAAAAGCCTTTATGGTATTGAGTGCGGGCCAAGCGGTGTTCGAATTACCAAGGGGAGAGCCTACGAATACATCCTGTACCGCATATGTTACCCTGTTCCTGTTACCCATGACATTTTAGTCCTTAAACCTTACTTATATATAAAATACTTGCTAAATACTCATCGACCTGATGACGTGCAGAAATTTCCCTAATTTTAGAAATTCTTTCATCATTCGTATCAACGGGCTTTTTAACATATTTATCTACAGACTTTCTCCAATTTTGTGGTTCTTCATTTGCAATGATAACCCCCACAATGTCGTGTGCTATAGATTTTTGTCGTTTACTAAGCCTTTTGATTTTGTGGTACTTCCTCAGAGAAACCTCCACGCTTTTAACCAAGCTATTTGCTGAAACCATATTAGTAGAAATCTTTTGTAAACTGTATCCTTCCTTCTCAGCTTTACTTTGCTCCCCCTCCCCAATTGGGCTAACTTTATTGGTTTCCTTTGGAACCCCTGTTCCCGGTGGACGCCCATTTTCTTGAGGCCCCTTTCGTGGTGCGGGTTGCCCACCCAAATTAGGATTGTGTGGGTGTGCTCCACCACCGACTAGGGGCTCATAAAGACCTGACTCCTTAAGTTTCCTAAATCTCTTCTGAGATTCTTCAGACTCTTCCTGAGTCGGTAGTCTGCCAGAGTCAATAGCTGTCAAGCCCTCTTCCGCTGTCAAGATACCGAGCTCAATGAGGCGATTAATCACCCGAGACTTAGTGGCATCATCACTTAGGCAGATATGTTCAAAATAAGGGGTAGGATAATTCTTGAACCCCATAATTTGAGAAACTCGTTTTATTTCAGGGAGTAAAAATTCATTTATAAAAGATTCTCTTGCCTGTCTTAGCCGCGCCATAAAGACATCAATTTTAATTGATTGATTAGAAAATTTTTCTCCACTTAACAAAATATTTTGGAGCCCGCTTTGGATATCTCTATCTACTACTTCATATTTTTCGGGGCCAAGTAAATTGCCAATCTCTGGAATAACAAATTCAGCTTTGGTTGTGTAGTCTGCGATTAACACTCTTCCCACGGATTCATTTGTGAAAAGAGTTTGCATTGCTGCAAGATTTTTTTGATTTACGCCACCCTTATCGGGCTCAGTTCCCATAGTGATAAGGAGGATAGCTTGCTGCATGGTTCTAGCAACAGCCATGTCCATTTTCTTCATCTCTGCTTTCCAGTTTATATCTTCCAAGACAGGATAACCCATTGGAACTGAGAAGGGCTCGTAATCTTGCTTCTTATAAAAAACCGCATTAATCTTATCGGAGCTTAAAGGAACTAAAATTAAATTACTTTTTGTATTTTTAATTTGCTCTCTTACACTGGATGGTAAAGTCGAAAGAACTTCGGCATCTTCTTCGGTTCGTGGGTTCCTCAGTCGTGCAAGTTCATAATCAGTAAGAATTTTATAGTAAAGTCCATTTACAAAATTTAAACCACCTTGAATTTGAATATCTGCAGGATTTAGAATGGTGTACCTTACGGGTAGATGCTTTTCTGATCTAGAAGATCCAAAGGTTTTTGTTATCTTCTTTACATCGCTGTCTTTGAGAAGGGCGTCGAACCTATATACGAAAACATTTCCCGACCTATAATATTCTCTAAAAAACTTGTCCATTACAGACCACAGTCCGATTTTCCCAAAAAGAGCCTCAAAAAATTCTCGAGACTTTTTGCTCCCTCCTCGATAATAAATATCAGAAGTAGAGAATTCTGTCATCATGTCAATAGTGTTTCTAAATACAGCAAAATTATAATAAGCCTTCTGACATAGGACAACGGTGTCTCGAATATTAAGGTTGGACTTATTGGAAACACCATACGTGTATTTAAAGGGAATTACTCCATCAGAAATATTTTTAAATCTATCTGTACGATGGATATCGGCAGCAGCATTTCTACGGGTTGATGCCCGCGTCTCGTTGGCCGTAAGGGGGGAGGCAGAAGAAGCTGCGATCTCCTTAATCTCTTTTTTAGGAGCCACTTTTGCAGAAGCAGCTTTTTTAGCAGCCGTTTTTGGCTTAGCCGTTGTAGCTTTTGTAACTTTTGTTTCTTTTTGCCCTTTTTTCATAATTTTACACTATTTTTTACACTTTTCATATCATCATGGGAGTAAAAGTCTCCTCTGGACCCTCCTCCTTTGATAGCATTATATCATAATAAGACTTTAAAGTCCACATTCCTATCATTAAAGTAGTATAGTTATCTCTTCGTGCTCTAGTGGAGGAAGTATTTCTTTTTAAATGCTGCGGAAGGTCGAAAGTCTGAGTTCCCTTAGCGGTACTCTTAACCTCAATAAGGGCACATTGTTTTTTTGTTTGGTATACCAAGTTATCCTGTTCCTCAATAAGGTCTAACACGGTTTCGCCTTTTTCAAATTTTAATTCAATTTTTTGATTGGTCATCCTGTTAAAAGCCTCGTTGTTGGCTGTCGCCCTAGATGCAAACCACAACCTTTTGTGATCAATAGATGCCTGTAATTGTTCATTAGCTTTCCGCAACCAATTAGATGTAAATACTTGTTTGAAGCAAATTTTTCCATCTTGTTTATTATATTGTTTGCGAGCACTCTTAATTTCTTTTTGATAATTAACTCCCTCTGCGTCACTATTAAAATCAAAAAAATCCAATTTCTTGGTAAAGGAATTTGACTCATTACAGCTATCAATAAATTGAAATCCCGCATTATCAATGCATATCATTTCAAAATCAAAAGCATTACATAAATAATTAAAATATACGATATGATCTTTTAAGTCTCCGCCAGCGACAGCATAACCATGAACAAGGGTACCAGTTTGTGTCTCATTGTCAAGCTCAATTACTGACATTGCAAAAAAGTCAGAACTGGGGCTATTAGAGAAGCTAGGGTCAATTGCACATATATACTTTGCATCTGATTTACCCACTATTTTTGTTGTGGGATATTCACCATCAGGAACGGTGCACTCGTGCATCTTTTTTGCGCTAAAGTAAGAATCGCTTCCATCCGTAAACTGAGCACAATACTCCCGACGAAAAGAGGCGTTAGAGGTTCCACCATTTTTAGCCTCGTCAATAATTGTCGTATCTATCATCTCTTCCGGTAGAGCTTCATACCCCAACTGGCCTATAAAATAAGAAGATTCACTTTTTTCTTTATTGTAAATATTTTGCATCCACTCTCTGTAGGTTTTATATAAATTTTCAAAAGTATAAGAGGCTGACGATAGTGCTATCATTTTTGAATTGTTTTCAAAAACCATTCTGTCCCCTTCTTTCATTACTCCCTCTTTTATAAGGTTGTCTTCCACCTCTCTGATCTCTAAACGCTCCTTCATATTTTGGGGTGCAACCAAAAAGGGCATTAGAACATTATTAATAATGTCTTCTGGTAAAAGAAGGTACTCGTCAAGCACTAGTATGTTTGCTCGGAATCCGCGAATTTTTTCACCATTAAGTGGGATGGCCGTAATCGAGCCTCCATTAATTTGCCATTCAAACTGGTCATTTCGCTTTGCTTTAGAACCGAACGCCTGAGCAAGAAGTTCCGCCCCTTTAGATTCAACCATCTTCTCTAAATTGTTAAAAATAAAACGAGCAGTACGAAAGGTTGGGCCTGCAACAAGAATTTTTGTTCCCGGTTCAAAGATACACTGCAAAAAGCAAAATACAGCAGCCAAAAAAGTTTTTCCACAGCCACGACCCAAAACAAGCATGCTAAAATTATTATTTAGCATACCCTTTAATAGCACCTCTTGAAAGGGTGCAAGTTTGATTCCTGAAATAAGTTCCGTCGTAAGTCCTAGGTTAGCTCTTAAAAATTTAGCCAAAGTAATCTTCGACTCTTTATTTTCGAGCTCCCCCTTTAAAGCTCTGAACTGAGCATTAATATCAGTTAGCTTTTCTGTTTCTTGTGCGTACCACATTATAAAATTTTGTTATCGTAACAATATTGCAGATCAACATGTCCATGACTTGAATTTCCTAAAAATATTTTTTCGATGACTCTAGAGGCATCACTTCTATTATTAACAAATAAAAATTGAACATGGGGATAGGCTTGGATTAAATACCTTACATTATGAAAAACATATTCTGGAGTAGCTTTAATCCTTTTTGATACCTGTGGCAAATGACTGAAAGACCGGCATTTGTTTATATTTTCTTCCACCAAGATAATTAAACTTGCGCTAGCCTCTCCAGCCCTTTCAATTTCGTTTACGAACCTTTTAAAACCCCCGCTCAGAGTTCCAACAAAGTCACTAACAGACTTTCTTTCTATATGACACCCACCCGAGTAACTAGGATGGCTAAATGCATAATCTCCAAATTTTAAATTCTTGATCTCAGTGTTCACACTAAACTTTAAAGGTTTTTGCTCTCTGGTATCTACGTAAATTTTAAATTTCTGTTTAATGGATTTTTTATCTAATTCATGGGTATACTCCCCTTCGGGGTTGCGGAATTTAGGAAGCAAACCGATCTCCTCGCAAAGGTCATAATAGTCTCCAAACAGCGCATTATAGATTTGAATTGCCGGCATCATTAATGTTCGAAGCTCAACTTGTGTTGGCGCAAATATTAAATTCTTTTTTTCTTTTCTTATCACGAGTAACTCCTTGCAGTAACTCTTGGCTGTCTCCTTGTCTTGATCTTTAAGCCAAAGCCTTAAATTAGTTCGTGAATTAAAATCATGTTCAAAGTAATAGTCTTTACTTTTGAACTTAATAATCTTGCCATCATGTTTGTCGTGTCGTGGATAATGCGTTTGATAATATTCAGCCATTCTCATCTTGTGAGCTTTAAGGTGACCATGAAGCTGTCGCTCTGTGTCAAACTCTTTTTCGCAAGCAGCACACTTCTGTTTTTTAGAATTCATAGTTAAAGTATTCAATGTCATCTTTGTATAATCTTTCGACAGTCTTTATGGAGTCAGTGTTGTAAAATTTTGAATAATGAGGTTTACCTTTTAATTTCTTTTCGCTACTTAGTTTGACAGTCGGTTTGTTTATTTTTTTACAAAGAGAATTAAAATCTTTTTGCAGGCTCTCATAGCGACCTATGAAATTCATATTTATATTTCCATTTAAATCTTTTAGCCAATCAACTTGATTTGCTACCCATCTTCCCTTGTCACAGTTTTCTAACGTATCTGGATACAACTTAATATCATGGCTGTTTTTTATGTTTTTTATAAATCTATTAAATTTACTTTTTAGTTTTAAATAGGACTCCGACCCATCGTCTTTAACGTTGTCCCTATTAAACCAAAAAAACCAAGACACCATTCTGTCCCAAGGGTTCCTGACGAAAGAAAATCTAAAAGAAGTATACCAATCCCCCTCCCCGTTCGCATGATGTTCTTTCATCGTCATGTGCAACGTCTTAGAATTAAAAGCTCTTTCTATACTTGTACCTCCAGTTTTGTTTATGTGAATAAAAGTTAATTGCATAGACGCTAACCATTTAGTACCTCGTCTTCACTTATGCCTAATATTCTAGCTTTGACTTCATCCATTGACGAAAGTTTTTGTACTTCATCTTTAATAACTTTTTTGCGTAGCTCAGCTAGCTTTATAAGTTTTTGTCTAGACTCCTCCTCTTTCCATAGCTGTACTAAATTAATAATACTGGCATTTTCTTTGATTTGATTTTTAAGCCTGTCAGACCTTTTCTCTTTGAGGTCATTGAGTAGTTTATTTTGGCGGCCTACAGATTGGTGGTAATCATTTTGGGCTTTTCCAATTGCTTCAACCAAAGACATAGAAATCCTTCTTCCCTCAGTGTCATGGGCGGCGTCATCTAGCAAGCCCTGTAGATGTTCTACGCGTCTTTGTATGTTAGATGCTATAACCACCTCTTGTGCTAAAACTATATATTGATCAACCTCTTCTTGTGTTAAGTCGGATTTGTCATAGGTATAACGTATAAAACTAGATTCATATAAGTCTCTATCTATTTGGCTTTCAAAATTGCCAATGTGATGGAGGAATCTGTAAGTGTGCAGATAGCCTATTAAAGCCTCGACACCCCTACGTTGAAAAGCGGTAATTTTATCCCTATTAATACCATCTAAAACATATTTATTAATTCGGGTAATCATTAAATGTAAAGTCCTAGGGGGTTTGTATTCTTCGCTGGGGACCGGGTTGGAATCAGCAGGTAATACATTGGATTGTTGAATACCGTTTTCTTTTTTAAACTCGCTTACAATGCGGGTTTCTTTATGTAAATTTGTAAGGGTATTATCTTCAAAAAGAATACGAGCCATATCTTGGTCAGTCATAGCATGTCCATTATTAACAATGAACTCTTTCATTTCATCAGTTAAGCTTACATCGTTGCGACCCACGTATTCATGTGAAGCTTTTGCCTTAATATTTCTGGACACCAAAAAAGCTTTCAAACATTTGCCATATTTACTTCTTCCGTCTTGTAGTTTTTCTTCTATGTCTGGAAAAGCAATCTGAACTAACTCCTTTAAAGAGGGTGGTGATTTTGGGCACCTATTCCATTCATTAATGACACTCTCTTGACGTTCGTCAGAAATAATTAAATCTCCGCTTTTAAAATCACTCATTAATAATCCACCTCCCCTTTATTTAAAACTTTTTTTACTTTTTCGATTATAGATTTTTTTATATTTTTAATTTGTTTGTAGCCGGGAATCCTGTTCTTTTCGGAGGTTCTATAACCCATTAGTTTTGCAACTTCTTCTTCGCTTTTGTATTCTATGTAGAGATGTTTGTATACTTTCCATTCTATAGGTTTTAATACCTCTTCCATTTTTATATGTAATTTTTTGGCAAATTTTTCTATATCAGTGTTATCGCAGTTTTTTGAAAATACTTCTTGGGGGTGATCTTCTAATGAGACAGGGAGCTTTGCGTCGTGTGCTGATTTTTTTGTTTTTTCCCAATGAGCGTAAAGAGGGCATGTAGAGTTTTGGTCGGTGTAAATAGAGCAGGAATTGTTAGACTCGGCAGCAGCGCATCGTAAACAGGGCCGCGCATAATTGCCATAGTTATTTCTAATAAGGTTTTTTATTTGATTGGAGATTATCCTATTTATCCATGGACCCAAGGGTTTGTCGGGATCGTATAAATCCCATTTTTTATAAATATGAATTCTAAGGATTTGCGACACATCCTCAAAATCCATCCACGCCAGAACGGTTAAGTTCCACTTAGGTCTCCTTTTAATTATCTCTGTGTTGATTTGGTCAATTGAGTCCTCAAAAGAGGGCCCCTTTTTCTTTTTATTTTTTTTTGGTTTTTGTGATTTTTTCGGAGATTTTGTGGAATGGCCGCTCTGGCTATTTTTGGGGCGACCTCTAGGCATATATAAACCTTTAATAAAAAATAAAAATTAGACCTCTTTCTCAGGCGGCTTAGGACCGCCGCGAGCGGTACTACCTTCCTGACGAAGCTGCTGTAAGATCTCCTCTTTACTGGCACCATCAGAGGGGCGCGAATAAACTTCTCCAGCTTTAGTGCCATTGTCTTGGGAGGCAATCCCACAAACATCTCCAAATTTTACTCCTTGAGACTTGGGGACCTCAATGTCAACATGCAGCCCTCCCAATCGATCAAAGTCAGAAACTTCAGTCTCTTCTTCGGCGTACTGCTCGTCTGGTACGGGGGCAGTATGTTCTACTTGAGCACCAGCAAACTTATATCCACAATTTACGCAGAAATTGGGCTTTTTTGCGGTATATTCAAGTCTATTTCCACAATCGGGGCAATAAATCTTCATAATCTATGTATATAATATACACTAAATAATAAAATTCAATTCTTTTTATTTAATAGTGTAATCTATAGTAGAATGAGAAAAGGGGACAAAAGACCGGGCTTTATCTTTAAAAACCCAGAAGGAATAAAATACGAAGTCCTCTTCTACAAGCCCAATAAAAAAATATATAATGGAGCCGTTGGGCTATGTTATGATCCCAACGAAGATTCCCCAAAAATATACATAGACCCATATCAAAGTGATCAAGGGGAACTTAATACCGCCATTCATGAATTCGCCCATGCCTTCTTCTGGGAAAAGACCGAAAAAGAAATTAGAACTTTTGCTGATACTATGAGTAGGTTCCTATACAACGAATGTCATTGGAGAAAAAAGAGAGCCGCCAAAAAGAAAAAAAAGAAATGAAAATGACCGAAATCAATAATGTAGACTTATTAATGGATCAAATGGACCAAGTAGGGAAATTAACCCTGCCCTTATGTAAGCATCCTGATTCCAAAGTCGCTGAAGCTGCAGTTCATGTCAATAAAATAGCACACAAGTGCTTTTTAGCCCTAGAAACGCAAAAAGAACTACTACCCCCCAAATAAAATAATTAAAACAACAATTGTTCCGCCAATAAGCAAAATTTTTAATCTTTCTTTATCTTTACTGTTCATTTTACTCCCACGAAGATAAATCATCTATAATTGTATCGTCATACACGGTCCACTTAGTGAACTCCTCGTCGCCTACCCCGAGGCATCTGGAATGAATTATAGCAACGTTATCTATGAAACGAGCTATTGGATCAATTCCTACCCATCTAGGATGTAAGGGTTTAACAATTATACCAAGACGTCCAGCGTGCTCCTTGAATGCTCGATTAAATGCAATTTGATCGTTTAGCGGCGTCCAAGGACAATCTGAGAGTGATTCCCAGTCCTTCATGTTTACATCCTTATGAATTCTCGCATCCGGATTCTTTTCCAGTTGTAGGTACGTTTCCTTAACCCGTTCAAAAAATAGATCTGTAACCCGATTCTTATTATACAAAAATGTAGCAGTACCACACATATGCCAGTAACCGTTCCATATACTATTCTTATAGTCACACTTGGGTGCAGGTGGTGAACGGAAATCATAATCCATACCAAATAACGGCTCAGGGTCTTCCAACACTTCGGTGTCAGCGTCTATGAAGATTGTAGACTCGTATGGTGTATGCTGCATATAAAACGTTTTATCTTTAGTATAGTCTTTTTCTGTATTGACAGATTCTACTTGCACTACGTTAATGTCATCTCGATCACAAGGAACGTTAGTGATTAACGTAACCGGTAGCTTTGACACCTTCTGTAGAGAGTCAATGCTGTGCAGAGCCATCTTGAGGTAGTCGCCACGGTTAAAGTGCTTCGATTTAGTAGCTATATACAATGCACCACAATTCATTTTTATTATAGTCTATTTATCCCAAGTGTTTTAATTTTTTTACAAGGAATTTAACTAACTCAGAGCGCATAATATCTTCTTCAGTAAATTTAAAAGTATAAACTCCATGCTCTAGACTATCTTGGTCTTCATGAAAAAGATCATACATTTTACCAAAACCACTTTTCCCCCCATGTAAATCAGTTTGCATAGGATCCGCCAAAATAAAACACTTAGACCCTTCACCCAGACGGGTCAGGATGGTCGTAATTTCCTTTGTGGTGCAGTTTTGAGCTTCATCCATGATAATACACTTGTTCGTCCAGTTAACGCCTCTAGTGAAGTTTACGGGGAACATTGAAATGCGTTCTTCTTTCTCCAAACGCTCCGTTGTGGTGTCCGGAAGTAGCTCGTCAAGTTTTTCTAAGAGAGGAATTTTATAGTAAGCCAGTTTTTCATCTGCACTTCCCGGCAAAAAACCAATCCTTTGATCAGAAGATTCAACAGAAGACCTTAAATACATAATATCAGAGATACATTTCATATTAAGCATCTGTAATGCACAATATACAGCGAGTAGGGTCTTACTTGTCCCTGCGGGACCATCAACAAATGTTATTTTTGTATTTTTATCTAAAGCGATACGGAAAAAATCCCTTTGCTTCTCAGTCCATTTGAACTGATTGATTTTTATTTGTCTTTTAATCGGATCGAAGGCTGTCATTTCTTCTGCGATCTCATCCGCCAACTTAATTTTCTCACCTCGCTTGGAGGCTTTAGTTCTTTTAGCCATGCGTATATATAATTACACTTTAAATTAAAAAAGTGCCCGCCGATTTTTTGACCTTTGCCCCGCGAATATAATTAAATGCATTTAAATATATTTGAAAAGGGGGGGTGCCTTTATTTATATGATAAGAGATGTATATTAGAAGACTTTTGATTGCTCGGGGAGACTCAGGATACCCCCCACGCACCGCAAAAGCACAAAAAGACGCGCCGTTTTTTTCAAAAAGGGGGTGGGGGCGTTCTCAAAAGTGTTATTAAAATGACTTTTTAATATACTTAAAACGATTACCTTAAATGATTCCCCTAAAGAAATGAACGAATTAAATAGGGTTGTGATTTTCTAGGCCATACATACGGGCGACACTGCCATCTGGTCTGCGGTTATCGTCAATGTCTATCTCCTCGGGTGGTGGCGCGAGTGGGTTACCACACGCAGTAAGGAAACGCTCCGCGTCAAAGCGTGGGTTGTCCTGCTCGAACTTAGCAACGGCAAGCAGTGCGAGTTTAGAGGCTGGCGCGCCTTGATTGGCTGCGTTAATAAGAGAGGCGATGAATTCGAAATGTTTTTTAGTCATAATATAATAAGTGTTAAGTTTAATAGTGTTAGTGTTAATCTCTGCATCGGATGTCATTGCCATCATTATCATCGTACCATCCGATAACGGCTGAGCCATCCGAATCACGCACAATCTCCTTGCCATAAGCGTACTCACGCGCTGGCTTGTGTGATGGTGCTTTAGCATCAGCGGTGAACGTGCGGTGGTCTTCTAAGAAGTCTTGCACTTCATCCTCGGATGCGTAAAACACATCTTCAAATGCTACTGTGTCACCATAGCCATCACCGAAGGCATCTTCTAACCATACGCCCTCACAGGCTAGGATGGTGATGAGGCGGCAAGGCTCGCCTGTGTTTGCGTTGATGTAAATTCTGCCTACTTGCAGATTCGTTGCTTTTTTGTTTTGTTCTTTCATAATCATTTAACTGTGTATAGTATAGCATAGGAGGTGAGACATTCGCTGTCCTACCTGTTAACTATCTCAACTTTTTCTACGGAGCGAGCGAATGGCACGCCCTCGGTATCGGTACGCCATAAGCCATTGTTTGCGATGATACGGCGAGCGTGTGCCTCATCCATTGCCTGAATGAATACCTCACCGCCATCGGTGAAGGTTACGTTGAAAATTCTCTCTGGTTTCTTAGGTGTGTTTATCATAATCTTTTTAGTTTCTTCTGTTGTGTCTCTCACTTTCAATACGTAAAGTATACCTGAAAAAAACGAAAAAGTCAATCACTTTCTTAAAAAACTATTCACAAAATAAATGGCAATTGTGAATAACTTTTGCTTGACAAGGGGCCTCGGCGGGGGGACCCTCGCAGATAGTACGTGTACGTACTATCTCAGGCGGCCCGCCCCCGATTATATAATGCAAGCCTTTTAATAGTAAAAAGGTTTACCAATCCATCCCGATGCATACGCCAAACATACACACCATAATGATAAATAAAGGATACAATTCCATACTACTTCACCTCCTCATAGGTTGGTTGGCTGCGATGCCCTTCAGAGTAAGAGGGACACGTTGCTGTGACTTCTTCGTTGCCTGTCTGCACATACGTCTTGCCAACGGTATAGTCAAGCCAACCGTGAGACACCTGTTGATTACCTGTGAACTCAATGCCCTCTTGTTGGGCTGCGTGAAAGGTCAGAGTGCCGACCTTGCCGCGAGTGCTGAAGTGAGCGCAAGCAGAATCGAATCCGCTGAACTTGTTTGTGTGACGAAATCCCTTTGCGTGGATCTCGGTATAATAATGTTGTTGTTTATTCATAGTCATAATTAAAATTCTTTCTGGTCTTGCGTTACTAACTCACCTAGCTCACCTAGTCCGTCTAGGTTGCGTGGGTCATTGTCTACTAGCTTACGCATCACCCACTTGACGATGCGCTGCTTACGTTCGACTACTCTCTTGCTACTCACCTTTGCCCAATCGGCTGGCTCGTTAACGTCTATGCCTACGGTAATCACTCGGCCTACGTTGAAATTCAATTTCTCAAGTGCCACTCGGATGAACCACGCACCGTCATTGCCTCTTGCAGTGAGAATGTCAACGTGCTTGCCTGAGTCTCTGACTAGCTTGCCTAGTGGGGTTAGGTCGCTTTCCTCTAGGTTAAGGATAGCGGCAGGGTTGGTGAAATCAAATAGGCGATTGGATTCGCGCATCTCCTTGATGAGTGTGCCATCAAGGTCGAATAAGGGTTTTAAAGTTTCTTCTGTCATATCTGTTTTAATTATCATACGTATAGTATATCACACTAGGTGAGACATCCGCTGTCCTACCAGTCAACTTTCTTCATTAACGGGATGAAGCAGAACCTTGTTGGGAAGGCGGGCAAGTTCTTCCTGCTGCCACCTTGCGGCAAGGGCTTGCACCTTGGCCACCGATTCATTCCAGCGTTGCACACGGGCATCTGCCTTGCGTTGCTCTTCTTGTACTTCTTCTCTAGTTCTCATAAGTCTCTCACTTTCAATACGGTAAGTATATCACAAACATCCGCGAAAGTAAAGCACTAAATTAAAAAAGTTATTCACAATCTTTTGTGGATAACATTGTACGTATACGTACTATCTCGGGGGGTCCGCCCGCGCCTATGAAAATACAACTATTAAATACTAATTATAACTTAGTATAATTTTACAAGCGCATAACAGTTATAAAAAACGCGCCAAACATTAATATAGTAATGCCAATAGTTAATATTAATTCCATTTAAGCAAATTCTCCTGTGCTGTGGATGTACCAAATGGGGTAAATCTTTTCGTTTGCATATTGTGGAAAATGCATCTTAAAGTTTTTAAGCGCACCCGCCTCGTTGAATCCGCAAGTGTTGAACGTAAGTCCATTGCGTAAGTTAATAGTGAATTTGAATCCTTTCATAATCTTTATCCCTCCTGCAAATCAAATGTGAATGTCTCGCCTTCGTCGCTTGAGTAAATCTCAAACAGTCGCTTGGTGATGGGGTTCCACACTCGCACGGTTTCAAGGCTCGCGCCTTCATCATCAAATGTGTGCCAGTTCATAATATGATATGTCCCCATTTTAATAGGATGTTTCACCCG